CAGTTCCTGCTACTGTAGTGTTACTTGTACCAGAATCTGGTGTTACTGATGTTAGTGGAGCAGTTGTTTCAGTAGTGGACACACCCGCAGCAACCTGTATAGTTGTGCTACCTGGTCCGTTATCATATGATGTTACGTTACCTACACTAGCATCTCTACTTACACTACCAGTAACATAACCTGCAGTATCAAGGAAACGAGAAGACATATTTAAAGTACTCTTCTTATTACCATAGTAATCTAGTTCTGAATGAGGTTCGTAAGCAATGACATCTTCAAACTCTGCTAGTATTAATTCTACTACAGGAGGTGTTGGTAATTTTATAAGTCTTTTCTGTTCATTCAAATAATCTTCATACTCATAGTTTGTTACTGGATATATTGATTCTGTCTCACCTAGAGTAGAACCATCAGGTAATACAGTTCTCCAAGTATCATTTACAGTTATTCCTGCTTCTAAAAATAGTTCTCCATTATATTCTGCCTTGACTGTTTCGTAATGATGAATAGAATCAGGATCATTATATTTACTTCTACAAAAATTTTGTAGGTCATTAATATTTTTTGGCCACTGTTCATATACATCAGTAATATTATTAACCATCAGGATCATCCAGTCTAAAAATGGATCGTTAAAAAATGCTAGTGCAACATTAGCAGGTGATTCATCTTCTCCTACCTCGTATGCTTCTAGTAAAGTTACATACTGATCTAAGTCTGCTCGTGTCTTTGCTCTTCTGAATATATTTTTGACAAGACGATACTTGAAGTCTTCATCATCTGTGATGCCTTCACCTACATATACATTTGGAAGATAAGAAAAGAATGCCATTAATAACCTGCTGCTACGTCTTGTTGTGTAAGTAGTCTAGTTTCTGTGAATGTTATAGTCATAACTATCGCAGGAACATCTGTTGTTTGTTCTGATGGATTTTTAAGTGATACGTATTGGTTGTCTGGTGTATAGTTTACATTTATACCTGTACAAACAGAAGGATAAATTTTAAACATCAGATCTCTTCTTTGTGATGGTTCAAGACTACCAAGTGAAGAAACATCAGTTCCAAAACGAACAAACCTTAACTGATATCTATCAGGAACCTCGAAGAATCTATTTTGATATGCATATCCATCACTACCACTAAAAGCATCTGTCTTAAACCAGTCTTGATCAAAGGTCATCTTATCTCTAGACTGATCCTTACCATATGCTGCGAACTTCTTGTTCTTGTTAATAAATTTCTTATTATAATCACCTGCTGCTATCTTAGGCATAGCACCTATTTTTATATAATCTATAATACTTTTAATTTCTTGTGACTCTCTAGCATTCCTTGCCAAGAATTTGAATGCAAAGTTATGAGTTCTAAAACTCATACCTTGGAATATCTGTTCACTATATGGGTTGAATATCTTACCACTCTGTAATGATTGTATAGTATTAATATCTAACTGACCTTGAAGACCAACAAACTGGTTGAATCCATTGATCATTGATAGTATAGCACCAGTAGAGAACTCAGGTAGTGCAGCAGCTGCAGCATCTTGTAATGTTCCTGCCATTGCAGTAAAGTCTTTACCATCACCTAGTAGTCCCATTGCTGCAACACCAGACACACCAACGTCTGCTCTTCTATATGCAGGAGCGTACTGTGTAGTAATCTGTGGAGGAATAGCAATGTAACATCTATCTGGGTGTGCAATTATAGTTTGTTGATTACCTGGTGTTCTTCTGTCATAGAATGCAGGAACTTGTTGATCATCATACTGATATCTCTCACGTCTAATCATTAGATAATCGGTTGCATCAGTAGGCATATCGGCTGCCTTACCACCGTATTGCGACCTAGTAGCTGGTAATCTGTATGGATATCTATAAACGCTCAATGTTTTACCTAAATAGTCGTGAACTCATGTATTATTTATGAGGTATCAAGGAAAATACCGTCCTTCCTTTCCAAGAAAGTACAAAGGTGATTATCATAATATTATTTATAGGTCTTCATGGGAATATAAGTTCATGGTATGGTGTGATAGATCGTCTTCTGTCACAGAATGGGGTAGCGAAGAGATCATCATCCCATATATTTCTCCTGCTGATGGTCGTCGCCATAAATATTTCCCAGATTTCTATGTAAAAATAGGAAGGAAAAAGTATATGGTTGAGGTAAAACCTCTTCGTCAAACAAAACAACCTAAGAAACAAAAGAAACAAACTAAAGCATATATCACAGAGGTTGTTACTTATGCCATCAATCAAGCTAAGTGGGAAGCAGCAAGAGAGTATTGTAAAGATCGTGGATGGGAATTCATGTTAATCACAGAAAAGGAGCTTAAAGTATAATGTTAGGATCATTAATATCATCCGTTACATCAAACTTATTCAACTCAATAGGTCCTGCATTTGATCAGACATTGCAAGATTATGCTGCAGCATTTAACTCCAAGTATAATTTGTTTGGAGGATCAGTTCCTAATCAACAAGATGCTAGAGATAGTTCTTTCCAAGAGTTCCTTGCGTTCTCTAGAAAACTACAGAACAATCCTAGTTACACTAACATGTACTCGGTGCATTTTCTTACACCGTCCATGTTTGGTAGTCAACCAGGTTGGTCTTTAAGTAGTAATGATGAGCAATACTTATTAGATTACTATTGTGATAGTGTAAGTTTACCTAGTAAACAGATGGCAACTGGACAACTAGTTGTTCAAGGTTCACCGCACAGATATATTACTGGAACTAATTTCAGTCAAGTTAGTATGACGTTTAAAGTGCCAGCTAATCATAAAACAAGAACACTCTTTGAAAGATGGATGTCATTTGCAAGAAATGATGCAGATCAGTATGTAGATTTCTATGATAATTATTGTGCACCAGTAGTAAGGATATTCAAATGGGAGAGAGGAGGAGGAAATATTCTTAGTCTCTTTGATAAAGATAGGTGGGCATCATACGTAAAGAAATGTGGAACTGGACAGGAATGGCTTGGAATGCCACAACGAAATCGTATCGTTGCTATGTGGGAACTGAGACAGGTGTTCCCATTTAATCTAGGTTCAACTCAGTTGAATAACATGGAGTCAAGAGTTAATACTATGACCGTAGGTTTCTACTTTGAACGTTATAGATATTATGTTCCTCAAGTTACTGATTGGGGTGGTCACGAAGCATATATTCCTGGCGACCCTCAGCATGATCCTAGAAAGGCATCATCAAGAACTGTCACAGACAGATCAAAGTGGATCACATATAACTTTTAGAAACTCCACTAAATAATAGTACTGAATTGAAATTATTATGGCATTACCGACCTTAGTAACACCGAAGTTTAAAATGAAACTACCGTCTGACGGTAGAGTAGTAAATTATAGACCATTCCTTGTTAAGGAAGAGAAAGTTCTATTGATTGCTACTGAGACTGGAAACCAAGATAGTATTGTAAATGCTATCAAAGATATTATTGGTGCATGCACTGATATTAAAGATGTAGAAGCACTTCCAACATTTGATATTGAATTTGTATTCTTACAAATCAGAACCAAGTCTGTTGGTGAGAGCGTAGAAGTAGGTGTCACTTGTCCAGACGATAACGAAACATTAGTCGAAGTTAAGATACCATTAGACTCTATCAAAGTTCAAAAGACTAAGGGTCATAACAAAGAGATCAAGATGTCTGATGAGATCATGATCACTATGAACTACCCAAGTCTTGATACATTTGTTAAGGCAAACTTTGTTGATAATCAACAGGATGTAGATCAAGTCTTTGACATGGCAGCAAGTTGTGTTGCAACAGTTACTACCCCAGAAGAGGTACACAACTGTAAAGAAATGCCAAAGGCAGAAGTTCTAGAATTCTTAGACCAAATGAGTTCTGCTCAGTTTAAGAAAGTCCAAGACTTCTTTGAGACTATGCCTAAGTTATCTCATAAACTCAAAGTTACAAATCCTAAAACAAAAGTAGTAAGTGATGTGACACTAGAAGGACTAGCATCTTTTTTCGGATAGCCCTTCTCCATAATAACCTTCGGGCTTATTATGATACCAACTTTGCCCTGATACATCATCATAAATGGCATATAGAACACATTGAAAACCTTATGCCTTGGGAGAAGGAAATCTATGTGACTATGTTAATCGACTTCCTTAAGGAAGAAGAGAAAAGAATGAAAGATCAACAAGCTAAGCAACAAGCATCTAGTGGCTAACCCTAAAATCGATACTTATAAGTTAGTTAATCCTAGTGGATCAGGCAAGAATACAATCGCATCCAATGGTCCTAGGACTAATTTGCTAGCTGTTAATCGTCTTGGAAAGACTGTTAACAGTATAGGGCTTGTAGTAAAAGATCTTCATACTATATCTCTTTCATCGGTTAAACTTGATAAGATGAGAGAAATCTCTGAACGTCGTAGACTACAGCGTGAAAGGGATCAAAGAAATGAAGATGAGTTTGAAAGATCTAATGCCTTAAAGGGAAAAGGTATTGGTAAGATAAAGAAATCACAAATTGCGAAACCCAAGAAGAGTGCTCTTGTAAAATTTGGTGAGGCACTCTTTGGTGGTGTACAGGGACTGTTAGTAGCAGCAATGCAATTTGTTGCGGGTCTTGTAAATCTACTTGCTATAAAAGGTCTTCTAACATGGGCATCAGATGCAGGAGAGATAAAAAAGATAGCAGTGTTCTTACAGAAATTATCTTTTGTAGTTAAGAAATTATATGGATTTGCAAAGGGTAGTGTAACCAAAGTACTAGATGGATTCTCTGCACTAGTTGATGGTAAGGCTAGTTTTTGGACTAGGTTAAAAGGTTTAGGTACATTACTACTAGGGATAGTAGGACTGCAAGCATTATTAAATCCATTTGGATTGATGAATTCAATCCTTAATATGTTGAATCTGGATTTCTATAATCCAAACAGACGGAATAATAGTAAAAATTCTAACACATCTAATAGTAATAGTAGGGTCAATAGTAGAGTTAAGAATTTTAATAAGACAGTAAAGTTAGGTAAGAATAATCCTATCTTCAATAAGTATGGTAAGAATGGTAATGTAGCATATCGTGATGCACTTAAGCAAGGATTAACTAAGGAGCAAGCACTTCAAAGAGTTAAGAGATTAGCAAGAAAGAATCCATCTGCATTTAAGCCGCCACCTAAACCACCAGTTACATCAGGTCTTAATCCTAGGACAGCTCCAACAGGAAAGATATTATCCAAAGGTTTGAACAGAGGATTTGGTCGTGGTGCTTTAAAGTTTCTTGGAAAAAATAATGTAAAACTTCTTAGCAAAGCATTTAAAAATACCTTTGGCAGGATACCTATTTTTGGTAGCATGTTAACAGCAGTGTTCTCCATATTAAATGGTGATCCTTGGGAAAAAGTAATATTTAAAACAGCAGGTGCTGCTATTGGTGGTGCACTTGGAACATTGATTCCTATACCAGGCATAGGATCATTCATCGGTATGATGGGTGGTGAATATGTTGGTGAGTTATTGTACATTGGATTCAAAGGTGGTGGATGGAAAGCTGCAGGTCAAAAGTTAAGAGAAGATTTGGTAGGTCTCTTCCAAAACTTTACCAAGATGTTAGGTTGGATAAAGAATGGATGGACAAGATTCTATAAGGGCATTCCTAAGTTTAAGATACCAGACTTCCCTCAAGATCCTCCTAAATGGATTCCTAAGTTAACACCATTTAGAAATAAGATATGGGCTGGTGCTAAGATAGCAATCAAAGCTATGCTTGGTCCGTTCGGAATGATGATGGGTAAAGAAATACCCAACGTCTTCTGGATGGCGAACCTTACTGGTAACACGTTCCCATTACTACACAAATCATTCTTCCCAGAAGCAGGACAAGTAAGCCAAGGTAAGACTGAAACTGGAAAGGGAATGGAGGGTGTCGAAGGTGAAGGCACTGTTAATGATACTGATACTACTGGTTCTAGAACTGATACTACTGATGTAACTGATTCTGCAGATAGTAGAGGAGTTCCTATAAAGAATAAGCGTGGTAGGATTATTGGTTACAGGAAAGATGGTGAAGACGTTCCTATTGGACAGGTAAACGCCAAGAAGTTTAAGAATCCTTTCCTTGACTATGCTAACATGCCTTTTGTTCCTCAGAATGCATACAAAGGTGTAGAAACAGACAACGAAAGGTATGGTGATACATTCCCAGAAGGATCATTTAGTATCACTCCAAAGAGTACTTACGTAAGTCCATACGAAAGAAAGCACGGTAAAAAACATAACCCATTAGAAGGTATAGATTTTGGATCTTCATACAAGACAAAACCTTTTGTACCTCAGGAAGAATATAAAGGTGTAGAGTCAGACAATGAAAGATATGGTGACACAATGCCAGAGGGTTCCTTTGGTATTGGATCTAAGAAAACAGATACTGCAAAGAAGAAAGGATCATGGTGGAATCCATTTAGTTGGGCTGAAGGTGGTCAAGTAACAAGTAGATTACCAAGACTAAACAAGAAACAATTTTTCTTTGGTGGTATTATTAAAAGTATTGGTAAAGCAATAGGTGGTGTAGTTAAAGGTGTTACTAACGTTGTAAAAAGCGTCGCTACTGGACCTATAGGTAGTATTTTAGGAGCAGTTGTTCCAATAGTATTTCCTCCTGCTGCACCATTCATAGGTGCTATTCGTGCTATAGGTGCTGCTGCATCTGGTGATATATTTGGTGCAATTACTGGTGGTATCGGTGCTCTAGGTGGTATGTTCCCTGGTACCTTCGGTGGTATGGCAGACAAGTTTGGTAACTTCATGTCTAATAATCCATTCGGTAAAGCAATAGGTGGGTTTATGCAGGGAGGTATTGGTGGAGCATTAGGTGGACTCATGGGAGGTATACAAGGATTTTTACCAGAGGGTGTTCAAGGAATGTTGAATAAGTTTGGTGGAGTAATGAAAAAGTTCCCAGCTGTTGGTGGACTCATTGGTATGATACCTGGTGTTGCTAATGTACCAGGTTTGTCTCAGTTATTTGGGTTAGATTCCTTTGGAGCAGCAGGGTTCTCTCCTATGGGATTGATAGGTAACATCGCAGATCAGATGGGATTTGGTGGCTTGTTTAGAACCATCACAGGTATGATGGGAGCAGGTGGTCCTGGTGGACTCGTTAACGGTCTAAGAAATATGGCAGCTGAGTTGGGTGTTAGACCAGAGGTGCTTGGTATTATGTCACAGACTGCAAAGTCAATGAGTAATAAGAAAGGTGGTATGTCAAGAGAGTATGCTATGCAGTCATCACTTGAGTTTATACCTGTTCCTATGTTGTTAGAGAAGTTAGTAGAGATACCAACTCCTGTTCCTATACCTAGGATGGTACCTGTTCCAATGCCACAACCTGCTCAAGCATAATAAATATTCACATGGCTATATCTAAAGATACCAAGATCGATACTTATAAATTAATCTCTCCTAATATTGCGAAGAGTGCTGCGGCTGGTGCTGCTGATAAGTCATCGGGTGTTTATCAGATGAAAACTATCCAAGCATATAATAATCTTGGAGCATGTCTTAATTCTATTGGTGGTGTTGTTGCAGATATAAAGAAGATAGAACTAAAAAGATTAGCAGACGAGAAGAAAAGGATAAAGAAATTTGAACCCAAGTATACTAAGGTAGAGAAACCTAAGTTTGTATCATTTGTTAATGAGTTTGTAGGTAGGAACGCACCAAACTTCTTAAAAGGTTTGCTACAGATTCTTAGTGGGTTTATTAAACTAGCAATAATAAAACCTGCGTTGGAATGGTTAGCAGATAAACGGAATCAACAGAAGATAGTCAATGCTATTGAAGCCATTTACAAGGCATTCAAATGGATCAGTAACTTCTTACAGAAAAGGATAGGAGGAATAGTTGACGGGTTATACAATTTATTAAAAGAGGATGCTACATGGTGGGAAAGACTGACGGGATTTGCTAGGTCATTCGTAAACTTAGCTGCTCTTTTTGTAGGTATAAGATGGTTAACTAACCCTCTAAAGTTAATTAAAGATGTTAGGTTTGTACTTACATCATTTTATAGATCATTAACTAGATTTTCTAAAGGATTAAAATCTAGAGGAAGATTTCCTGGTGGTTGGAAAGGTAAAGCATTAGGTGCAACCATTGCAGTTGGTGGAACTCTCTGGGGTGCTAATAAGATTAAACAGATGGGTGCTGATGATGAAGATGATGAGATGGAACAAGGTGGTTACCGTCCGAAACCATTCAAATCATTACCTGGTTTTGCTACTGGTGGTTGGATCTCTGGTCCTGACTCA